TGGAACGACCTTTTACAACTTCTCCATTAGAGAAAGTTCCATTTACATCTTGAATTTGAAATTCAGTAACAGATACAGAACCTTGTTGAACCGTTAACGCATCCTTGACAAGTGCGTTTGCACCAGAGGTTTGTCCAGTAATTTTTTCACCAACAACTTCAACACCACGCACTCCAGAAAAAGCAGTTACTCGTAAAATTGTATTTTCTCTCCAATCACCATCGGAGGGCCGCATCATATATTCATTAGGATAAATTACGTTTGCATCTTCTCCCAAGAGTAAACGCATAAAAAGTTTGTGACCTTCGGATGTTCCCTTCGCGGTATACAGATCTTTAATATTTTTTAGAAGATCTCTTTTTGAAGTATTCTCTGCAAGAGTGGACGGTATTGACTCCATAAATGAGTCACGCATTTGATCAAGAAAATCATGGATAGTATTGTCTACATCTGCATAGTCTAATAACTGTTGAATGTTCTGAATTGGGTTTGCACGATACTTTGTTACCGTTGCTGATGAACCAGATGTTCCACCAGTAATTGTTTCGTTAGTGATAAGTTTTTGCTGTGAGCTAATATACAGAACTGAGTTACGAGAGTCCTCTACAAGAATTGTTGCAGTTGCATTTGATGTCGCACCAGTAATTGTTTCTCCGTCTGTGAACTTACCAGTAAAAGATTCATCTACTACTCTGTTGCCATCTTCTAGTAAAACATATTCTGATGTATCTGTTTCTAATCGAACATAATCGGTAGTAACATTTATCTCAAGTTTACCAGCCTCAAGAAATTTATAATAGTCCTTTAAAAAATCTACAAATACAGGATGGTCATCTCGAACAAAGTCAGGCACCTGTCCCTCTATGAGAGGGGAAACCTTCGTCAGTAACTTAGATTTCTTTTCCTGAGACATTTATTAATATGCCGAAGATGATGGTGTTGAAGAAACTGTTGAAACCGTAGTGGAGGTAGTTGTTCCTGTAGTTGTTGTTGTAGTCGTTGTAGTATATCCTACCCCACTTGTTGCAGCTGTGTCTACTCTACCTAACACTGTGCTATTTACTTCATCTATTTCTAATACCTGATTACGAACTGGTATGATATCATTAGATGTTGGTATCGCAGTAAAACGAATCTTCGATGATGCCGCACCATCAACATCTGATACAGCTGAAATGTGAATGGGGTTTATAGTAACTACTCCATTATCATAATCTATCGTACCACCTTCATTAGAGTAAATAGTTTTTACACCACCGCTCATATAATAAATTCTTAGAGCTCCCCCAGCATCGTAACCACTTTCTGTCAAATCGCTAAAAAAATATTCTTCTACTTGCCCACTAATATTAAAACCTGTAGATTCAACAACATTGTTCTGTGCGTCATATTGATGCTCAAATGCATTACTAAAATCTAACGTGTATCTTGTAGGAGCAGTGGTAACAGGTGTTAAGTATTGTGCCATAGTAACCGTTGTTATATTACTTAATATTGAAGTGTCAGTGTCATCAATAAGACCTATCAATTTTGAATAACGAAAAACTGCGTTGAAATTTTTTAAATCTGTATTATTAAAATTAGTTAATGTGGTTGAAACTTCTGATTCCAGTGTTTCTTTTGAATCAGTCGTTGCATTAGAGTCATACTGAAAGGTCGTATTAAGAATCAAATAAGTTGTGATTGGGTCTACGACCACTGGAGTTATGGACGCAACCTTATAAGGCTTTAAATCTTTTTCTAGTTGAGACTTTTGGGCAGATGTCATATTCTCACCAGTGGTAGTTTTTACTGATATAAAAACTTTTCCGTATTCTGGTTGTGAACTTGTCAATCCTGTTGCAACATCAAAACTGCCGTCTTCACCACCCCAAACAGAAACCGCTTGTGTGTTTGCAAATAACTTTTTAGTGTACACTTTGAAGTCATCAGCTGTTACTGCTCTACCCTGTGTTGCGTAATCCAATGGTGCATTTAGTTTAATCGAAGAAATTGATTCTGCCTCTGCACCACCACTTGCAGTCGTGTTGACTATCACTCCAACATTTGTCACTCCATCAATCGCTGATGGTGAAGTAAAAGAACTTGCACCGTTAGCTGCACTCTTGTTAGTAACAACATATTGCAAAATAACAATGTTACTATCAGATAATGCTTTACTCACGACACCATCACCAAAGTAAACTTCAAATTTACCAGACTCCACCTCTTGTAAATAATAAACTTCACTTGATGTTGTTAACTGCGTTATGTCTGTTGCTTTAGTAAATGTGGTTGATGATGTGTCCGTTGCAGAATTTTGAATCTTGACTGTTAATGTGGTAGTGTCTGCTCTGGGGTCAACCAACATAAACCTTTGGTCTACGTCAGAAGTGTCTACCACATATTTTGTAGTCACATATGTTCCTTCGTAAATATCTACTTCAGTAAATGGAATTGTATTACCAATGTTTGATGAGGTTACGTCTTGCACTGTAACAAACTGATAATCTACATCGTCCACCTTTGTTGTGAACGCAGTTCCAGCAGTCATAGTTTTACTTGAATCATCAGTATTGAGATTGACAGTAATCACTGCCTTTGCAGCTCTTGGTGAACTGACTTCGTACCCCAACATCTTTGCGTGTGATACCGCACTGGATCGTAACGATGAACTGTCAAGAAACATTTCGTTTGCAAGCATATTCGCATTGAATCCAAGATAGTGCGTGTTATACGCAAGGACATCTAATAGAACACTCATACCCGAACCTTCAAAGTCATAGTCTTTAAATTGGGACTGTGCCTTGAGGAAGGTTTTAAGGTTGTCTTTTATCTCGTCAAAATCTAATTCTGTTACTCTAAGTCTTGAGGGGTTTGTAGCCATTATCGTAATCTCTCCAACATAACTGTTAAGTCAACTAATTCTGTGGGAGCATTTACAACATAAAATTCTACTGATACCTCATACGCATTGCGATCATAGTCAGGTATAGAACGAACACTTACTAATCGTGCTCTTGGTTCAAAGTTATTGATGACATCTTCAATCTTTTTTGTTAACTGTGCAGCAACAAAAGGACTCATCAACTCAAACAACATTCCCCGAATACCACTTCCTATTTCTGGATGAAAAGGTTTTTCATATGGATTCAATAGAACAAGATTACGAACTGACCTCTTGACTGCCTGTATGTCTGTTATTTGTTAACATCACCACTAGGTATTTTCTTTTGAAAGAATAAATCTAAGTCTACATATTGTCTTGTGTTACGACTAGAGGTATTCTGTGATTGTGCGTCATAGACAGCCATTTATAGGGAACTCCCATTTATTATTATTCTTTTATTTATATGAGTGAGTCAAATACTTTGCTCTATTAATTTCGATTGTCCTACATTTCGTATTGTCTTGAGTTGCAACTTTGCCGTTGCCGATTTTATTTTCAAATCCTCATCCCCTCCAGTTGGGTTCCCATTTCTGAAATCACTAATTGAAAAAGTTGGATCTTTTTTAAGTGTTCTTATTAACTCTTGATTTTCTTTCTGTAGTTTTTTAAATTGATTGTATTCTGCGTCTGTTAATCCCATCCTTTCTGCTGGAGTAAGTTCGATTGCAGGCGGACTAGGACTAGTATCCACTGTGTCCTTTTCGGTATCTTCTTTTACTATGTAACCTTGTGGTTCCAGTGCATCGTCTTTATATGTTGTTTTTGAACCACCGCCAGTTGTCTTTATTGTTTCTTTCTTACTGTAAGTAACCAGAGTTTTCTTTTTCTCTACACTCTCTATTGCGATTTTTTTAATTCCTTCTGTGATTTCAACATTAACCTCATCACTCAATAGTTCCTCAAGTCCATCCTTGTCTGCTTGTAAAACTTCGTTTGCCTTTTCAATAATGTCACCACCAGCTGCAGGAACGGTGAAGTTAGGTATCTCAGCAGATATCTTTTTACCACTTGCAAGTGCATCATTTGCTTTATTAACAAGATCATCTAACTCAACTCCTTGTGCAGACAGACCACTTCCAAATTTTGATTCAAGTGATGAAAGAGCATCACTACGAGCTTTGCCAGTCAACTCCTGTAATGATGCAAGTTCTGCTTGTAAATTAACATCAGGTAAGTCGGGTAACTCAGGTATCATTGTTTTAAGTTTGTCACCAAAGTCCAATAAGTCAGATTTTAATGTTGATGTTAAAGTTGATGCGTCTATTTCCATTCTGGACTTCAACGTATCTTTTATCGTACTGAACTTATCTCTCGCTGTATTGAAAGCTTCGTTTGCTCCTGGCAAGTTTGCAGTTGTAAAATCAGCCATTATACTTCCTCTTTCTTAATTGTACTCCAGCATTAAACACAAACTTGGATTGTGCAGCTTCTCTTACCGCAGTCTCCATACCGACCTCAAAGTAACACTCATCACCCTCATCATCTATCATACCAACGACCATTCCCTTAACGGACTTTGCCAATAGTTCTGCACTCAACAAACTCTCTGCTGGTAGGTACGCTTTATATAAACTTCCCCAATCTGGATTTGCTTGAGTGATGTCATGAAAGACAATGATATATTTATCTCTACTCATCTGCATCCTCTATGGTCAAGGTTCCAGCATTAACTTTTTCCATGACCTCTACATAATGTCTGTTCATTGGGTCAAGGGGTACGCACCAATCATTTGGCCAACCTTCCACTGTTAAAATAATTCCAGTATTCTTACCGTCATCTTCGGGCAACTGAGGGCCCTGATATTTTGCTTTTAGTATATTCATAGTTCTGCATCTACCTCTAAATTAGATATGTATGCAGAAGTATGAGTCATAAGCACCTGTGACCTAGCACGATTATTATAATATGCAAGTCCTGTGGTTGTTCTAATATTACTGTATCTGACAACTGTAGGTGCTACTCTCATTGGATGACTCATACGAGTATTAACAAAACCTTTTGTTGAGCCATATACTTGACCATAATGTGTTCCAATTGCTTTGTAATAATATCTATGACATTTACGTTCTGTTATATCATAAGTTTCATTTTGAAATCTTGGATTTGCAAATTCACCTCGTTCCAGCTGCACATCACTTAAAAAAATAAAATCCCCAACAGTTGTTCCAACATCACCATTGGACATATCATTCCAGATAAAAACAATTACATTTTTAATACCAGTAGGAATGGACACATTAATTGTATAAGTTTGCATTGTACCATTAAGTAGTATGTTAAACGGTTCATTCAAATACTCTGCATTTGTGACTAATGTTGGATTAGTTCCCTCGTCATTCCAAGCAGAAATTATATCACTCGTTATTGTATCAGAAGTTCCGAACCAACCGATGACAGCTGCTTTGATTGAGGTAGATGTTTGTGAATTTCTTACTCTTGCTTTCCAAGACAGTGTGCAAACTCGTCCTCGTAAATCATTGCAATTCATGGACTCTATAAACTGTGCTTGTCCAAATTTTGTGTTTGCAGTTTCAACGTCCATCGCCATCGCAAAACTTGTTTCTGTTGGCATCCAAGCTGGGCCCGAGTTTCCACCAAAGTCTCTACTACCCATAGTCCTACCGTATGAATGAACGTCTACAATATTATTACCATCACTTAGAAGTTTCCATCGATCAAAAAGATATGTGTCATCAGAATTTGTTATTGGAGTGCCGTCTGTATATGAAGCGGTAAACAATGCAGCTCTCTGATTAGCCGCAAAGTTACCATTAATAATCTTATTATCAATTCCACTTACCAATCCTTCCTCTATGACAACACCTTCACCAACAGTATTTCCTTTGAGTTTGTTAAGAGAAAGATCATCCTCACTCGCATCACTTTGTTCTAAAACTATGAAACCGCCCTGTGCAGATTGTTCAAAAGGAAACTCAAGAATTGCAACATCTAAGTCTGCAGCAACTGTTGCGTCCTCCAATACAATCCTATCGCCTGCGTCTGTAGATGAACTGTCTGTTCCGTCTAGAATAATATCCTCACTAACATTTGAAGAAATAGAATCAGTTCCATCTAATACCAAAGTAGAGGTATTCGCACTATCATCAAATACTATTGCTTCTCCAGCATCAGTGGATGAACTATCTGTCCCATTTAATATGAGAATGTCTTCACCAAATAATGCTCTCGGTTCGTTTTTTAATGCCATAATTTATATTCCTCTATAATCAATGTGGTGCTCCTGTGTGAAAAATAAATAAACCAGCTGGTGCTGCTACAGAAATAGATGACGATAGTGGGCCCACCACATTAACTGCACCAATAGTATTGTTGACTCCAGTATGATTTATTACACAGGGAATTGCAGCTCTAATATCGGAAGCAAGAACTGCTTGTGCAGCAGTAATTGCAGAGACACCGATATTAAAGGTAGGCGAGGTAAGACCAACAGATAAATTAGATGATAGACTAATAGTGGTAGTAGTAATATCTCCTACAGCAATCGCAAGTCCACCTAATTGGGTTACTGCAACACCAGCCATACTCAACGTAGTTCCTGCTTTAATATCTATTGAACCAAGTGAACCAGTTGTAAGTGCAATCTCTCTTTCAGAAGTCAATGTTAATGATTTAAGTCCAGAGTCTATATTGACCCCTTCCAACGCAGACACTTTGAACTTGCCTCCAAGTTGTCTTGATTCATCTCCACCGATAAGTGTATCAGAGTCTACCCCAATCACTTGTTTGAGTGTTCTATCGATATTGACTGATCTGTTTCCGGCAATTTCTTCATATAAGTTTCCAGCACCAAGACCACCAACCTTGACTCTTTGATTGCGACCAACCTTTACTGAATAGTCTCCTTGAACCTCTAGGTTATAATTACCCTTTACAAGATGATTGACATCTCCATTGACAGTCAGATTCACACCGCCCTCAATGTATGCGTTAGATTCTCCAGCTACAAATTTATAATCATCAAAGACAACCTTGACAACTCTACTTCCGTCTGGATGAATTTCCTCAAACGTACCAGCAGAATGTTGACGCAGTAATCGCTCACTGCCAGGCGAGTCATCTATTTCATGGATATGACCTGATTCACTTTCATGTACATGATTGTAAGGATACGCAGAGGACGTATAGGGGTTTGCATCAGACTCTATACCTTTCGGATGGGGTTCACTAAAGAAACCTCTGGAATCCTCTGGGGGTTCTTCTTGTGTATTGTCTGTAAGTGAGTTGTAAGGTGCGACTGCAATTGGAACATCCGTTTGTCGCATCGCCCTTCGTAGTTTAAGTGCATCATGATTCTCAGATTCTTTTCCTCTTGCTAATCGACTGACATCACTCTCGTCCAGTGAGTGTCCAGAAAATTCACGATTCTTATTGGGGTAAGTTCCTGTGGGATCATTAAATCCCTTTGCGGTGTTGGGTTCTGTTTGTGGGTAGCCAGGTAATGTACCCATGACTACGGGCTGTTGTTTCTCTCTTGCGTCACGAAAGAAACCGATTACCCAAGTACCTTCAACCAGAAAAGAGGGGGTGTTACCCAAACCCTGTACAGCAGGATCAGTAACAGGATGCATGACATGGGCCCACGGCAAGTCTGCGGTAGGTATGGAAGTTAAATCTTCGGTATGATATCCTAGACAACGAACTTGGACTCGACCAAGTTCAGCAGGGTCATTACGATTCTCTACGACACCAACGAACCAGATGAAACCATCTAGTCCCATGAAATATTGTTCTTCTGCCATGCGGGCTCCTTATAATACTATATTTATAAGGAAAGGTCAGATATATTTCTCCACCATAGTCTGCATGATTGAATCGTAATCTATGTCTTGTGATTTGGGTTTATTATTAAGTTGGATATTACCAGCAACCATGATTCGTTCCTCGTCAGATTGTGACACAGGAACAGAGTGTGATATCCAAGAGGGAAACATTAAAAGGTCATCCTCTTGTGGATAGATATCAAAAGAGGCTGTCTTACCTTCACCAATATCTTCAAATCGAAATGGCGGTGAATCAGATGGAACTTTTAGGTAGTAACACCAACTCCATAGGTTTCCCCAATGAGTGTGTTTGATTGTTTCCTCACCCTTACGATAGACCGCACCCCAACAATCAAAAGTCATTACGTCAATATTATCTTTGGATATTTTTTTTGAAAGTGCTTCTGTAAAGATTGAAAGTTCTTTAAACTCTTTATACCTAGTGTGCATAAACCAATCAGTCATGTCTGCTTTGACGTTAGAAGAATGATTTTGCTCATCACCATGTTCGAGTATAAGTTCAATCAAAGAGGATCGAGTGTTCTCATTCAGATTTAACTTTCTCAATTCAATCGGACATCGTACCGTTGCAGATACCGTCATAGGAAAGTCAACATCATAGTCAATCGATTCGACTGTACATTTTCTTTTACTCATGAATATAGTATAACACAATAATGGCTCCAACAATGAAACCTAATAAATTATATAGTAGTGGATCTCCAGTAAACATATTAAAAGTCCGTATAGATATTTCCAGCAACCACAATACGATCATGGTCACATTCATGTTCATAAACCTGATGGGTAATCCATGCAGGCCATAAAAGTATTTGCCCTGTCTTATGCGATACCTCATTGTCATTGAGTCCTCCCCAATAGGTATCCATGTGAGGAAAGGTTATAGGTACGCAATCCTCACACGCACTCACACAATAACAGTAAGACCACAACGCGGGCCAGTGAGTATGTGCATCGGTGGATTCTCCCTTACGATAAACCAATCCCCAAGACTCCAATACCTTTAAAGGTACTTCTTCGGGATTACCTTTCTCGTCAGTACGACTTGCAAGGGGTAACTGTTTTGCCATTTCCAATACCGCATTGTTCAGTAATCGAAACGACTCATACTGTTCGTGCATCTTCCAGTGAGTACGAAAACACTTTGCAGCTGACAACGCACCCTGACCAGCATCCTCAATGTCGTTGATCAGATGTGCGTTCAACACTTCCATATTTGATGTCAGTGTTTCCTTTCGTATCGGAGACTTTTCGTTAAACCGATCCCACTCTCTAGTGTGTCCACTCATAAAACAATACCGTAGTCAATTCAAATAATGATATACCTACCAAAGCAATCGCAATCAGAAACGCGATGGTAATGATCGAAAACCCAACAATGAACCACAATCCCAAAATAATTGATTTAATAAAAGACAGGGGTTCCTTTTTGAATGTCGCCCAGTTTTTGGGGGGTGTGGCTTCTGATGGATATACTTTCATAATTTTGATAACCAATATAGTAATATAAAAAAGAGAGAGCTTAACAAGTATACGATCAATACGAAATGAATCAGATCCAGATACTTGCGAAGATACCTTCTCATGAAATGTTTTGTAGTGCCCAGAATGTCGGGTCAGTCTTGACATTGATGGACGGTGCATCAGAGTCTACACTCATGATTGCTTTTTCGTAATCGTCTGCGTATTCCTTATACCATTCTTTTATAATGGTTCCGATCAGACTTGGTTGAAAAGAGTAGTTCGTTCCACCGTTCAACACTCCGTCCAGTTCCAATTGTAATCGCAGTTTCAGTTCTTCCAGTTCTTCGGGTAGTTCATCAGTCTTCATAATTCTCGACCTCCAGTTCCAGTTGTTTTACTTCTTCCTTTATAATTAACCATTCGGATCTAGCCTCAGATAATTTCTTTTCCAACTCAGAGGGTATTTCGCGGCTGAAACCCCACTTTCGTAGAACGTCAATTTCACTCTGAAGGTAAACGCATTTTTCTCTCGCCGCTCTCGCTTCAGCATCTTTATCATCCAGATCCATTATCAGTAAGTACTTAGGTTTCTTCTCCATCAGGTTTTTAGTGTTTACAGTTTGCACGTTGCTGAGAGTAAAAGAACCCGAAAAGAAATCATTCAGAGTAGTAAACTTTGGTATCATGCTTCACAACCTTGAGTGGGCCAATAGGGATCATACCTTTTCATAAGAAAAAGAAATTCCTTTTCCTCACCCATGTATCCCAAGAGTTCTTTTCGATCTTCCTCTGATAGTTTCATGAGAATCTCTACAATCCTTTCCTGTTCAGTCTTCGGACGTATGTTCATAGGTTAAACTCCTTTTCAAATTCTTCCCACTTGTTTCGTATCAACTGGCACACTAAATCAATCAATGTCGCAATCAGCATAAAGAGTACACTGTTCTCCATAAAGAACAATCCACCTATACCAATGATCATGTATACGCTGACACGTTTCGTAAAGTTATCCCATTGACTGACATTGAATAGCCATCGTAAAAATTTTAGTACTTGCATATCATATTACTCCTGATTGTGAGAAGGGTCTTGTTGTTGACGAATCCATTCTTGGATTTCCTTCTCCTGTTTACGAATTTGTTGCTGTTGTTCTGTCAAACTCTTTTCCTGATCCTTAAGACGTTTGTTCTGAAAACGTAACTTGTCTTCTTGTATACCCATATGAATGTTAATCTCGTTGTGCTCAGTTTTAGGGGGTAGGGTGGCGGAGTGTATGGGACTCGAACCCACGACCCCTTGCGTGACAGGCAAGTATTCTAACCAACTGAACTAACACTCCTAAAACCATTTCCCTATAATCACCGATATGGATAACCACCAGACACCGATGTATACGATACCCAGAACGACTGCTGCGATGTAATCTGCTGTACTCAATCTCTAAACCCCTCGCCTTGTAATAAATGACTGAACCTGTGCATAAGAATTGCATAGACTAACTTCAGTAAACTGTCAGTAGTATATTCTCCAGCCTCACATGAATACTTCCATTCTGGATAATCTCGGTCGTAGTAGTCTCCACTTCCATGATCCGTACTCCAATACTTTGTGGGTAACTTACGAAATACTGAATGGTTAGTTCCGTCTAACATTATGATTCCTTAGAAGATTCTTCTTTGGGAACAATCTCATTCTTCTTGACCCATCGTGTAGGTGCTACCCATTTCTGATAACAGTACTCAATAGGTTTGATGGTACTCTTAGCCCTTCTAATGGATGCAAGATTGTTTTTTAGTTTCCACATTAGTCATGCACTCCTTTGTTCAAAAAGATAATCAACTAGATTCTCTACCATTTCATCAACTACAGTGTTTCCAGAAATTCTAGACTCATCTACTGCATTTTGAAATTCACTGATAGTCATTGATTCTACTTCATTAAGAATCGTTTTTTTGATTTGGTCATTTACTGGCATACTGGTTCTCCTGTTTCGAGGTTGAGTAACTTGTATCGGGAATCACTCAGTAGATATCCCTGTTCTTTTCTTAATATGAAACAGTGATCCAATACCTCTCGATAAGAACCTTTGATGAGTATTTTGTTTTTAAAAGCAAGTGCGTACATAAAATATTCCTCTGGATACTTATTGCATTTATAGATTATAATTGTCGTGTCAGTTTCTATCCCCCCCTTTATTTGAGAGGCGGAACCGAACCCCACCATGTAATCACCGAGTAAAAAAGTGTGCGGTGTGTGTATCTTGTGGGGCCCAGTCCCTAGAGGGAGAACCGAGAGGGAGTAGCTGTGAGAACATTCTCCTAAGTAAAATCAATTACACCAG